TATTTTATGTTGAAGAAGTATCGGGAATATTTGAACGTATCGCGACATCCAACAAACGAGATTCAATAAGTAACCTCGTTGCTAGTTCAGAAGCTTCGGTAAATTTATCCTGCCGGAGTTTCTGGTCTAGTTCCTCTACCATCTGACGTAACTCATAATAAATTGGATAAGGTGCAATACTGTCACCGCCCATTAAATCATCAGCCGAAAGGGTCTTCGATTTCTGTGTAGCTTCCTGTTGTTGTATCATAATTCATCTCCACTAATCCTGTCTTACCTACCCAACGATACCTACATTTCCAACAAATAACCTCTGTTATTTTTTCTTGTCGGTGTACCGTTAGCCCTACATCAGCTTTTGCCCACCACGCCATACTACCGGAGATAGCCATACCATCAGGTCTGGGTAATTCATTTCCGTACCTTTGCATCTTGGCAGGGTGAGCGACAAACCAAATATGACACCCATATGCCTTGGCAAAGCTTTGTACGCGAGTAAGCATATTGCTAATGCTCTCAGTTTCAGAAGATTCTTTATCCATGATGATGTAGTTATAAGGGTCTATAACTGCCCCTCTAACTCCGTCTCTGGCAACTGCAACTTTGAGACGTTCCAGAATACTATCAATTGTACTGGGCTCGCTAGACTGATGCGTTAAAAAAATGAAGTGATTGTTTACCCACTCGAATCCCTCAGTGTATTCCTCTTTGTTCATTTGATTCTTGCCCTCAAAGAATCTTTTCTTTTGTCTGATTTCCATCAGTCTGGCTATGTGGGTTTCTGGGGCGTTCTCAAAGGAACACACAGCAAACTTCCAATCATGTTGCGAACCAAGGTTGACCATTAACTGGTCTACAAAATTAGACTTACCGCTAGATGGGTAACCAGTCACCACAGTTAATTGCCCCTCAACTACTGTGTAAATATCATCTAAAGTTTTGTAACCGGTCGATTTACCTTTGCCTGTCCCGTTCGCTCTAAGGTTGTTTAAACGTTCTAAAAATTCCCCGGGAGACAGGAGGCCTTCAACTGGGTAAGGTTTCGCGGAGTCTAGTATTTTCTTAACTTCATCTTTGCCAGACTTTAATAACACTTCGTTAAAATCTTTATGCCCATTAAATTCTACAAGGTGACATTTATCCTTGCCTATTCGCCTTGCCAGTTCTTCGGCTAAAGCCTGACCGGCAGTATCATTATCGGTAGCTATAATAATTTTTTCGCATTCTTTAATGACTTCGTGAGACTGCCAAATATATTGGAATCGTTTATCTTCACTGGGGTCTACCTTACCTTCTGATACTTTTATCGGGGCCCCTGTGGGAACTGATACAACATTGTCAATGCCACACTCAATAAGAGTTAAGGCATCTATCTCTCCCTCCACAAAAATCAGTGGCTTGGTTTTGTCAATATTGTCTATGTTGAATAGAAGTGTGGCTCCACTTGCATCTTGTGTAAAATCTTTACCTTCTAATGAGCGGTACTTTACTGCCATCATTTCTCCGTTCTTCGTGTACGGAAATGCAATTGACTTAGCCTTTTTATTTAATCTGGTAAACCATTTCTCTGCCCCGAATATTCCAACTACCTTGGCTGTGTTTTGAGATATGCCACGTTTTTCTAAAAACTCGATGTGGTCTTTGTCTAGGTTTTGTACTACTTGTGGTTTAAACATTTTTTGTTCCTCTCTATGTTGGTGCGGTGTGGGGCGTTGGTTAGGAGATTGATTGTACACCCCACTTTCTCCGCAATGATGACAAAAGAATACTTCTGTTCCGTCAGGTTTCTCCGAAACAACGCAATCTTTTGAATTTCTTTTTTTTCTATCCTGAGAACAGCGCGGACACGCAATGCGTTTTGACACTAGCATTACGTTCTTTTATTGTCTTTGCGATTTGCTTTTCTATTTCTTAATCTTAAGTTTGCCAAATTCGATTTTCCCCCTCTTCGTATTGGTATCTTATGGTCTATGTCTTTGCCTTCCCTTTTATCGGCTTTTCCATTTTTGTTTTTGTCTACCCCTATTTTATCAAGTAACCGTCGAGCGCGTTGTCTTTCTATCTGTTTTTTGTTGTCTCCCCTCCGTAACTGCCCTTGATATTCTTTCTTGTAATTTCTTTTAATTGTCATACTCAGGCTCCCTTTTCGGTAAAAAAACTTCTACATAACTGTTACATTTAGGACAGGTAAGGTTTGTAACCATCCCAAAATATTCGTCTTCGTGTTCGATGTCATGGTCTCCACCCCAAATTAACTCTGTTCTACAATGCCAACAATTCATTTCCTCTCCTTACTGTATATTCCACCCACACGCCCCCCTACCCCCACTAGGTAGAAAGACGGAAGGCTCCACCCCCTAAAAGGTACTGTGACACTTAAGCCGTAGCTTAACCCCTCGACTTCACAGTTCACGCCAGTCGCCAGATTTTACGGATTTGCACCGCTTTGCTTTTGCAAAGATACTGGTAGGTCTTTTCTTCCGCGCGGTCAACCTGAACCCTTTATATCGTTCGGAGTACGTCAAATTAGTATAACTATTTTTTCATCCTGTGTGTCAAAAAAATAGCGTTTGCCGAATTTAAATAGCGTTTGCCGAATTCTTACTGCCTTGCAATATCAACACAAAATGTAATATTATCAAACTCTTAATAGAATTATACGGAGATTGTATGAGTGATATTAAAAGTCCTCCAATTGTAATTGTGGATTGGATAGATGCTTACCATGAAGATGAAGGATGGCTTGGAGGAGAGAAAGTAGAGTTTAAACCTGATTCAGTATGGTCAGTCGGAATTCTCATTGCAAAAAATAAACACGGAGTCACTCTAGCCCAAACATGGTACCCAGATGATTGCGCCAATATCATTCACATTCCGCAGTCTGGAATTAAATCCATAAAAACGATAGGAAGGATAAATGAAAAAAAGAACAAAAAGTAGTATAACTACTGCTGAGTTTGTACAGGCTTGGCATAATTGTCAACGTAGCCCAAAACTTGTAGCGCAACACTTCGGAATCCATGAAAGAAGAGTATTTGAAAAACGAGATGAAATATTTGCCCAAGACAAAGTTTATTTAGAATCCAAAAAAAGTGGAGTCCGGTTAAAAAAACCTCCAAAAGAATTAGTCCAAAGATACGAACTTGATATAGATGAAGGTGTCATCATTGTGTTTTCTGATGCTCACTATTTTCCAAACGAAACACCCAGAGCCCACAAAGTTTTGATTCAGTTGATTAAAGAATTAAAACCTAAAGTAATTGTTGCCAACGGAGATATACTGGATGGCGGTTCTATTTCAAGGTTCGGGGCAAGTGGATATAGTACGCCACCAAATTTAAAAGATGAACTGGAGTGGCTACAAAAATGTCTGGAAGAAATAGAAGAGGCTAGGCCAAAAGGCTGTATATTACATAGAACAATCGGTAATCACGATTTACGATTTGACAAACGACTGGCCACTGTAGCACCAGAGTTTGAAGGTATAGCAGGCATGAAGTTAAAAGACCACCTTCCACTTTGGGAAGAGTCCATGTCTTTGATGGTGAACAAAACCAGCAAGACTCCAACGATGATTAAACATCGCCCACCAAGCGGAGGGCAACACAGTACATACCAATCTACGTTGAAAGCCGGAACAAATATTATCTGTGGGCATTTGCATAAACTTATGACATACCCATGGGTTACATATTACGAGGCCATAAATGATATTAGACGGTATGGAGTTGACACAGGAACTCTAGCAGACTGGAAGGAACACCAATCATTTGGATACGCGGAAGATAATCCGTTACCGTGGCAGTCTGGGTTTGTAGTGTTGACATTTCATAATGAAATTATGTTACAACCGGAACTCGTGGAGGTACACGACTTTGGAGCAGTATTCAGGGGAAGAGTATTGGAGTACTAAAAAAGTGAGGGCAAAGCATCCACATACAATGCCCTCTTTAGGAAAGGATACAAATATGACATATCAAAGAATTGACAGTCAATTAAATATTAACACAGGGCTTGCAATAATGTGAAATATTTTATACTCTTATTTTTGATAGACCTCTCTATCGTTTGACACACTTACCCCTTTTAGTGTGGTAGAAGCCCGTGCAACGCGGGCTTTTATTTTTTCTGCTGTACTCTGGCGGCGATTACTTTTTTAACAATATCTTTCCAAAAAACAGAATATCCCAAGTCAAAAGCTTCTTTTAAGAAATCTTCCAGTGGAGCTTTCATAATATTTTTGTACTCTTCGTCTACAAGTTTTTTTATATCTTTATCGGACATAAGCTTGGCTAATAATCACAACATAAGGAGTATATTGATTGTTTAATAGTTTGACTATTGATATAGATAACTCTATAGCTTTTATTTTTATATCTTCCATATCTTTATTTCTGCTCTTGGGTTTTTTTTATCAAGGCCCCAGAATATATGTTTCTCTTTTACTTGGCGGTCATTTTTATAAGCATAGCCTTGTAGTAAATCAAGGATTAGTGACTCATCTAAATCAGGTCTACGCGAAGCATAGTAAATTGTAATCTCAACAGCTACATCTTCCTCCCAATTTTCTCCGGGACCTATTAACTGTTGTTTAAACATGGATGAATAACCGAGTGCTTTGCTGGATTTTATAAATCTAGGTTTACCTCCGAGGACAACTGCTCTTCTTGAATTAGCTTTTGATGCAGGCTCTCCTATTATAGAAAACACTTGCGTGTCTTTTGGGGTAGTGCTATTATTCATTCAAAGGGGAAATAATTTGAAAATTACAAACATACATAATGTGCCGGAGACTCTGGTTAAGTTAGCGAAAACTAACGACTACAGTAAAAATGCTGACTATAGCGTTACTGAGATTATATCTCCTCCGCGTATACAACGTCTACGAAAAATTCATTTTAAACAGATGCAAACAGATGTGTCTGATATGTTATGGCAAATGCTTGGCACTGCCCTTCATAACGTAGCTGAAAAATCACAGGTTAAAAACCATATCAATGAAGAAAGATTAGTTTGCAAGATAGAAGGTGTAACTTTGTCTGGCGCGATTGATGTGCAGATTGTAAACGAAAACAAAGTATCCGTGATTGATTATAAATTTTGTAGTTCTTTTAGTGTTACAGATATAAAACCCGAATGGGAAACTCAGTTAAATATTTATGGATGGTTAATTAATAAAGTAAAAGGTCTTGAGATTGATAAGCTTCAGATTTGCGCGTTAATTAGAGATTGGACTCGTTCCAAATTACTAGATAAATATGAGTATCCAAAAGCACCTATACAGGTTTTGGATATTCCTGTATGGGATTTAAAAAAAACAGAAGATTACATATCTTCCAGAATACGATTACACAAGGAATCTAAATTAAGTAGTGACCTTGGAGAGGAATTACCGTTGTGTAGTGATGAGGAGCGATGGCAACGACCCACTAAATATGCGGTGATGAAGAAGGGGGCGAAGAGGGCAGTAAAACTCTTCGATGATTTAGAAGTAGCAACAAAAGTATGTAACGAAAAAAAGGAAGGAGATTTTTATGTCGAGCAAAGAAAAGGCGAACCTATCCGTTGTACAGGAAACTACTGCGGTGTTGCAGAATGGTGCAGTCAATTCAAAAAAACTGCTCTCGATAAAGATGTCGGAGCACTCTAAGAGCAAAGGGAAGTTTGACTATTTACCTTGGGCAGTTGTAGTAAAGCAGTTAATAGTTATCCATCCAGATGCAACGTGGAGATTTCTACCTCACATAACGTATCCAGATGGTTCAGTTATGGTAGAAACATCAGTAACCATTAACGGTGTAACGAAACATTACATTCTACCTGTCTACTCGAACTATGGGGGTAGGCCAAAAGCAATTCAAAATCCAGATGCCTATGCAATTAATACAGCGTATCAGAGATGCCTTGTTAAAACTATTGCAAGCTTTGGATTAGGTTTGGACATATTCACTCAAGATGAGACAGACGAGTTATATGTTGATTGTGTTGAGAAGACTGAGATTGAAGAACCTAAAGAGGGATTGCAAAATGTTTCACCAAAAGGACAGGCGTATTGGGCAACATTTGTTTCAGAGTTTATGAACACTTGTCAGACAAACGATGAGTTAGTTGACCTTTGGCAGGCTAATAAACCAGAGATTGACAAGTTAAAAGAACTTAACCCAGAGGTGTACGAAATGCTTGTTGAAGCCGCTAAGAAAGTAAAAGAGAAGATAAAGGAGGGTAGATGAAAATAAGACCAATAGAAACTGAAGATGCAGAAGAAATAAGACGTTATAACTTACCTCTGCCTAGTCATCTTTTAACTCAACTAAGGATTGCTTCTATAGAAAAAAACATGTCTATACGCGCAATTATTTTGGAGAGTATAAGATTAAATGGATATGATACTGGTCCTATACCAATAGACCAGAGAAGGACAACTGATACTATTTGAAGAAGGAGATTAAATAATGGCTTATGAAATTAAACCAAACAGTGGTTCACTGTGGACTGCAAAGTCTAAAAAGAGCGCTAAGAGCCCTGACATCACAGGTAAATTAAAGGTAGTTATGTCTGACTTAGATGTTGAGACTGATTACGACGAAAGGGGTAATCAAATTAAGGTTGCTGTGATGAAGCTATCTGCTTGGAGGAAAACAACAAAGGAGGGGGATAAGTTTCTTTCTCTTAGTTTAAACACCTATAAATCTGAAGAGGAAAAAGCTAAGTCAAACAACACAGCAAACTATGAATCTTCAGAAGAAATTAAGTCTGAGAAGATAGACCCTGATATACCCTTTTAGGAGAGACTATGGTAGATGCTTTACATTTTGAATCAATAAAGATGGCTCTTAAACAGGATGCTACCGGCTTTGTTTTAACTTTGCGAGTACATCCTGATGAGTTGCCAGAAGAATTGTTTAGAGATTTTTGTGGAGCACGATACATGGTTGCCATGGCTAGAATTAACGATGATGAGACCCCTGTTTCCTATAGGAATAGAACTAAGGAAGCAGGGATTCTTTGTAAGAATAAATCGTTCTGGGAATATTTATCTAGTGAGATAGGTGAAGAAGTTTCTTCTGAGCCATCTGCTGTAAAAGTTTTGTATTCGATTTGTGCAATCAATAGTCGTGTTGAACTAAACAATAATCCGAAAGCAAAAAAAGCTTTTGATAATATGATGGAGGAATATAATGGTTGGTCAAGAGAAAAATTTGGAGTCTAGTGGTAAGCACGTTCCTTTAATGATTTATATGCCACAGACAATGATTGATGAAGTAAAAGGTTTTGCTACGCATAACAATATGTCTGTATCTGAAGCTATGCGTTTAGGTTTTAAAGCAATAATGAAAGGAGATAATCCTTATCTCAATGGGTATAAGGCAGGCATAGATGACTGTATGGCCCTAGTTGATAAATTTATAATTGAGATGCAATCTAAACAAAGCGGATTTGAACAAGATATAAGGAAACTTGTAAATGATTGAGGACGATGCTGTAAATCCAAAACATTACAAATCAGAAATCGTTGAAACTATTTACGCATTGAAATCTGCCTCCAGCCGGGAGGAGTTTCAAGGCCACCTACGTTTAAACGCTCTTAAGTATTTAATGCGTTACGGTAGAAAAGTAGTCGATGGAAATGCCTACGCAAGTAAATTAAATGATTTACGCAAGGCTATGTGGTACCTTAAATTTTTGGAAAATGAAATTAAAAAGGAAGATAAGCATGGGTATAGGGGGGCGGAAGTCGGAATTAAAAATGAAAGTTCATCAATATATGAAAAAGGAAATGAATAGTGACGGATTTTCTCCTAATAAACTTGCTGAAGCACTCGAAACATCTGCTAATTTAATTAGAGAATCGCTTCTTAGGTTAGAAAGAGATGGCTCTGTTTATAGAATGCTTATTCCTGATAAGAAAAGACAATATGTTTATTTTGTAAAAGAGCAAACTCCTCCTGCGTTAGGGGGTTGGAAGAATCTTGATAATATTGATGTGTCTTTATTCGCTAGAAATAGATTAGAAAAGGGAGGCAAATGAAATTAATAATTAGTTTTTTATTAGGAGTTTGGTTTTCTTGGGGTTGGATAGAAAAGTATAACGGTGAGACATTTGATTTATGGACTGAAGCTTACACAGTTGGTAAAGACGACGGTTATAGGTTAGGTCGTTCAGAAGCTTCAATACACTATGACCATACATTTCAAGAAAAAGAAGCTATGTGTTTATTTCTTTATGCAGAGAAAGGAACAGTTTTTGGAACAAAAAGGGTAGAAAATTAATGGGCAACAAAGCTCTGTGTCTGCCTAATAAAAAGTATAAAATTATATACGCTGATCCGCCTTGGACTTATAAAGATAAAGCTTCTTCTGGTAAAAGAGGTTCTTATTACAAGTATGAACTACAAGACCATAATTGGATTTGCAATTTATCTGTCAGAGATATTGCTGACGACAACTGTGTTTTATTCCTGTGGGTGACTATGCCCCAGCTTCCAAATGCTTTTGAGGTCATAAATTCATGGGGTTTTAAATATAAAACTTGCGGATTTACATGGGTGAAGAAAAATAAAATTAAAGATAGTTGGTTCATGGGTATGGGAAACTGGACGAGATCTAATTCAGAACTTTGCTTGCTTTCTGTAAAGGGTAAACCAAAAAGAATCGACGCAAGTGTTTTAAGTGTGGTTGACACTCCAATAGAAAAACATAGCAAAAAACCTGATGTGGTAAAAGATCACATTGTTAAGCTGTGCGGTAATTTACCTCGCATTGAATTATTTGCTAGACAAAAAACAAAAGGATGGGATTCGTGGGGAAATGAGGTTTAAATTAATCCAAACAATACGAGGAAATAATTATGTCAACAATAGAACTTTTAAAAGAAAAAGGATTTAAGGTCACTGAAATAAAAAAAGAATTGACCGATTATCAGAAATGCAAGCTACCACTGATTCAAGAGGACGGAAAGACGTATTTGTGCCAACGCGAAAGGAAAAAAATATGACGGAATTTACAATCAATGAGTCTAGAAAAACAAGTTTAAACATTGGAGAACCCTCGAAACCTCCTTGTATTTTAATAGCTACTCCTATGTATGGAGGAATGTGTACAGGCCATTTTACTTTAGGAATCATAAATACAATTAATAGATTTAGGCAGTTGGGGATAGAATGCCACCTTGCTACCTTGATGAATGAATCTTTAATAACCAGAGCTAGAAACGAACTTGCAAGAATGTTTTTAGACGATGATAAATTCACTCATTTAATGTTTATTGATGCTGATATTTATTTTGAACACGATGCGGTAGAAAAACTATACAACCACGACGAAGATATTATCTGTGCCTTATATCCTAAGAAAGAAATAAACTGGGAAAGGGTAAGAAAAGCTGTTGAGAGTAATAGAAAAGACTTAAACTATTACGCTTCAAATTTTGCATTTAACTTGCCGTTAGGGGTTGACGATTTAGAATTAAATAAAAAAGGTTTATTGGAAGTAAGGCATTCAGGTACAGGATTTATGATGATCAAAAGAAAAGTTTTTGAAAAACTCTCTAGTCATGTTCCTGAATATAGATCTTCTACTTTGCAAGATCCTTCCGGTAAATATATTAAACCCATAGCAAAGCAGTTTTTTGACACTAGCATAGACAGCACAGGGGCTTTGTTATCAGAAGATTATCATTTCTGCGAACTTTGGTCCAATCATGGAGGTAAAGTTTTTGTTGATCTTAATATACATTTAAAACATATTGGAACTCATATATTTGAAGCAGACACTTCGGAAATGTTTAAAAATGGCAAAAACATATAGAAGGGTTGTTCTTGATAAAAACCATTGGGACAGGGCTTCAAAAAGAGTAGAGGAGTCAAAAATTTTTAGAAACTCTCATAGAAAAATAGAAGCAAATCAAGTTGGTTATTTGGGAGAAATAGTTTTTGAAGATTTCTTAAAAAAACACGATATAAGTTTTATAGATGATAGAAGTAAGACAACACATGATTATGTTATAAATGATTTATTAACTTTGGATTTAAAAACGAAAGACAGGACAGTGAAACCTTTACAGCATTTTGATAATTCCGTTCCTTTGTATAATCACAGCCATCAGAGGCCTGATTACTATTATTTTATCTCACTTCTTAGAGATAGAAACGATAACTCAAAAAATATCAACAGGTTTACTCACGCATTTATTATGGGCGGTATAGACATAAAAACACTGGAGATAAATGGAAAACACTGGAAAAAAGATGAAGTAGATTCATCAAATGGAACAAAATTTTGGACAGATTGTTTAAACATTAATATGGAAAACTTAATTGAAAACCAACACATGTTAAATATTTTTAATCAGGAAAAAGCAAATGAAATTTTCTAAACAATACGCAAAGCAATTATCTAAGATGGATGATGATTTAAAAGAAGTTGCTATTGCCATGTATGAAACTCATAAAGGATTTCCATTTTATGTAGTTGCTCAAAAAATAGATATGAATTCTGTTGAATTTTATGACAGGTTGGTGTTAGTTAAAAAATTATTAGGTATACCGGCAGGTCCAAAGAGACAAAGTTTCGAGCCCGGCGGACCTATTTTTAAATGAATAAACATCAAAAATGGTTTAATCAATTACAAGATATAGGTTGTATAGTTTGTTACAACGAAGGTAAACCAAGAGTACCGGCGGACATCCATCATATACTGAAAAACAGTAGGAGGGTGGACCATTTGCATACCATTCCTTTATGCTTCCATCACCATAGGGAAGGGTCTAATAATGGTAGATGGGTGTCTCGCCATCCTTGGAAAAAAGAGTTTGAAAAAAGATACGGGGATGAGTGGGAGCTGTTTAAACAGGTTAAACAGATTATCGCAGATAGGACCTGAACTGATTTATATTAGATAGTAAATTCATTTCGGCAGTGCGTATGGCATTTAGAGTTTGTTTCTTTAACTCCGGAGCCATGCTTGGGCTCTCTAATATAAAGTTTCTTTCCATTCTTAAAGACTTCAAATCTTTATCTAGCTGTCTTATGTATGGAGCTAAATCTATTAAAGGTTGTTTCTCATTCAGGTATTCAAGTAACTCATTACTCTTTCCTGTTCTTTCCAGATGATTGATTGTAGCTACTGCCTTGTCTAATTCTTCTCTTAATTTAAAGAAATCTGTTTTTGGTTTCGTGCCTTCAGGACTAGCAAAAAATCTTTTTAGGACTGGCATTTGCTCAGGATTAAACGTTGGTTTGATTGGGTCTCCTTGCCCGCGGAATATAGAATCCAACAACATCACAGCATAGCTACCTAAAGTACCTGTATATCCTCTAACTAAATAGTCTATTTGAATTGGTGATATTCCTGTGTTTTCACCTATACTTCTTGCAAATAAAGATGTACCGTTGTTTGCTTGATATCTTTCTTCTATACCTTCCTGTCCTAGTCCTACGATTCTTTCGCCTGTAAAGAATGAATGATTTGATGTAACTTCAATCAATGGTTTTGCAACCTGCGGTATAGGTAGGAAGTTGAATGTTGAAACTAAATTCCTTGTCATAGATTCTGCTAGGTCATCAGCCTTCTGATGCCCCATGAAGTACGCAGATAATCTTTCAGGGATTGTTTTAAATAATATTCCTAATTCAAATGGAATTGGCAGTTTAGCTGAACCTACAATCCAGTTTAAATCTCTTTGTTCATCCTCTGCCGTCTGATATTCTTCTTCGTCTTTTGCTAAGTAGTAATATAAAACAGATGAGGCAATCATAAATAGTGCTCTATTTAAGAATGCTTTGTGTCTGGCCGCTTGGTTTTTGGTAGCCATTTTACCCATACCAACTCTGTAAAGAACGTCTAAACCTTGTATACGAGCGTTTAAGAATGGTATGGAGGCCGCTAGTATTCTAATAATTGGACTAGAACCTTTTCTGTTAAAGTTCATTATCTCTATTGCCTGATACACAGCATCTGCTCTTGAGCCACCATTCTTTAAAACTTGTTCAGCTACAGCCGCCCTTGTGGATATATCAGATAATGTTGTACCTTTTTCTAGCTGTCTCCACAATGTTAGTGGTGCCTGTCCTGCTTTATCGAGCCCTGTTAATGTACCTGCTCTTTCTCTCATTTGTCTTCTGACTTCTTCGGCTGTGTCTAATACATTTGCCTTGAACTCGTAACCTGTACCGACTCCTGCGCTCATAAGAAGCTGTGCTTCCGGAGACATATTTGCGGCAGTTTGTGTCAATTGTTTTAGAGAACTAATTATAGGTGTATATCCTTTTGCTCCACTGGTAAACCATGCAGAGAAAGAATCCCTGAATAAGTTTGCCATCATAAATCCGGGATCTCTTGTTACCATCTCTCTCAACACTGTAGCCGGTTTAGACAGGATTTGTATTCCCGGTATATGCGGAGTTGTAAACGACTGCATAGATGACAGAAGCAGAGGGTCGGCAACTCTGTAATATACATCCTTACCATCTTCTCTGATTCTGATTACATCGTTATCCCCTGCAAACTTCTTGTTAACCTTCATAGCATAAGGAACATTCATGGCAGGGTCGTTCAATCTAACTGCATAACTTATTGTTTTTCTAGCCGCTTCGTTTTTCAATCCTGCTTCTATCGCGGCTCTTGTATTCTGTACAACGTTTACAAAGAAATCATCAAGCTTTTGCTCTCCACCTTTTATCTTAGGTGTTAGTCTTTGTCCTGCAAGACCGGATAACAATCTTGGGCCAGATGTTTCCTCACCTTCCATTTGTCTATAGAAAGGAATATAAAAGGAATCTCTCATCCATGACTCACCCATCTCTTTGGATAGGACTCCAGTATCAATGAGATATTTAACTAACGAACGATTAAACGTCTGATAATCTTTTCGTACTTGTTCAAACTCTGGGAACGTCTTAGCTAGTTCATCAGCTTTCTTAATGTCTTCCGGTGTAAATAGTTTCTCAGTGTATTGAGGCTTGGGGTCTTTTGGTAGATTAGCTAAAAGAGTTTTCTTTCTTTTTGCTTCTTCAAATGTTAACGGACCTGTGCCAAACTGGGACTCTATTCTTGCTCTTTCAATTTCTATTTCTTTTCGTACCTTAGCGACCCTTGCTTTTTCTTTAGCGACTAATTCTTGTGAACGCTTGGCAGACATATAGTATTGGAAAGCTTTAAACACATATCCGTCTGGGTCATCTCTAGCCATCAAAGGCTCTAGCACTTCCATCAAACCTTTGTGTATTTTCTTACCATCTTTGTCTACGGATTCTACGAGAGTAATTCCTCCATCTAGCACTGGTACCCCACGTTTAAACGTTTCTGAAGATACCGCCGCACCAAAATCAGAAAACACAGCAGAAGCCAAAGCGTTAACTTCACCTCTTAAAACATCGAATCCTTCTGGTAAATTCTTTGCCGCAATGTTCATTAACCTTTCTATACCTTCGTACTGGTTAATAAACGCTTGTCTAAACCTTCCAAATATAGAGTCAATTCCTTCTGGACTTGTAACACTAACAATAGTTTTTGCTAACTCTTGTTCTTTTACAGTGGAGATTGTTTTGTTAATTCTTTCGACTGTATCTTTACCCAGTCTTTCTTCTACTTCTGCTTCAAATTGATACTTAAACTGTGACTTCTCTCCCAGTAAAGGCTTCTTAGCAAGTATTAAACCACCTACCTGAACCACTTCTTCTGCCGCAATTACAGGTCTTTGATTGTGTCTGGTGTAAAAATATGAATGTCTTCTGGGGTTGTATCCTACCTGTACCCACTGTTTTTCGTCTTTTGGAGTTCCATCTTCGTTAAAATGTTCTTCCATTATTGAATTAGCTTCAGATATATTTTGTTCCGTAGTTTGTGGTACAAAATTTCCGTTATAGGTAGCAAAAGGTATTTTTGTCATTTCCCCTGAGCCAATCTTAAACGCTAAATCTTCTTGTTGTTCTGTAAGAATAAATTGGACTTTGCCGTCCTTACCACCTTTTAATTTGGTAGTTGGCATATATCCAATAACAGGCCCAGCTTTTGCTGTTTCAGTTGGTTCATGCGCTGTAATAGCAAACTTTCCTGTGTCCATAAAAAATGGAACATCTTGTCTTATAGATACTAAACGATTTTCGTTTATGCTATCTGAAGACATAACTTTTGCTCTTTGGCTATCTCTTCTAAGTTTCTGAGCCATTTCTGTTTCACTTGTTGGCTCTGGAACCTCTGTATAAGGAGTTATTCTTGTCTTCTCATTTTGGTAAATAATTTGCTCTAGCTTTCTAATAGCTTCTTTGTTCTCTGTTCTCCCAACATCATCTAAACCTGATGCCGCACGAGCTATAATCGCATCCTGTAACTCTGGTACCTTCTCAATTGCTTCTCTTTCTTCCCTAGTCATAGGAGCACTTCTACTAAACTGATACCTTATGTCGGCATTATTCTTTGAGTATGTGCCCATGTTAGCGGAGGCAGATTTTAATTGAGTTGGGTTATATACAGCTAGATTTTTTCTGTTTGATTCCTTTACATAATAAGAATCAAATCCTAATTCTTTTAAAGATAGTTGAGTTTGATCCCTTTCAATTTCACTCCAAGCACCTGCGGTAATCAGTCTTCCAATAGGACCAGCTTCCTCAACGTCAATACGTTCACGGCTAATAAGTTGATTTACTACTCTCTGAACATTTTCTGGATTCTCATAGTCAAATGGATTTTTCGCACTTACATACAGAGGCATAACATTCATGTTTGATGGTAGAAACTCTGCTAATGTAGAATAAAATAATTGTTCTCCGCTGTCGTCTTCAGCTCTAAGACTATTTCTGCTATTTATGTAATTTCCTAATTTAAGGATAGGCTTTGTCTGTTTGAATCCAGTACGTTTGACAAAGTCTTCTCCTTCTTCAACAAATTTAAAATAACGTTGAAGTAAGTTAGATTTTCTTATTTTAGAAACGTCTCGTGTTGTTGCTCTAGCGTTATATCTTTCTACAAATGTGGATATTGCATTTTCTATGTCTGCTTGATTTATAAATTTTTCAGCATTTTCTACCATATAGTTTTGAGAAAGTTTAGCAAAGTCCTCTGCAAACTCTGGGTCATCAGTTACAAATACGCTTTTTGCTTGCTTAGGTTTAAACGTAGAAAAATTAGCACTCGTGCCATGGTACATTACCTTGGGTGAGCCGTCCGGGTTTACAATTTTAGAGTCGCCGAACCATTGTTTAAACGGCTCTGTTTCTACCGGGGCGAACTGAAATCTTACTCCTCTTTCTGTGGGTCGTTTAAGCTTTGCTTGTTTTGATTCAACTGCTGACCTTGCAATTTCGGTAAACTCTGAGAAAACATCATCAAGTCGCTCTCTAATATCTTGTCTTGAGGGCCTGCTTTCTCGAAGCCTGCTGATAATAGTATTTCTATCTCTTTGTCCTGCATGATTATAACTCCCTCCTTTAGAAATTGGAATATCTACATTATATGTAGATTTAAATCCAAAAAACTTTGGTCTACCAAAAACTTGGTCTTGGATAGAATTGTAAAAGTCAATCATCTTTCTAGCGAATAATATGTCGCTTCCAGCCATTTGACCTTGTATGTCTCCAAAGTTTATCACTGTTAACTGGTTAGGTCTAGTTACAGTAAATCCTATATCTGAACCTGTAGCCTGTTTTAATTTTTCTGCAAGTTGATTTGCTGAATATCCCGGAGCTTTATCTACGCTTTCTTTTAAATTAAATACAAATCCAAGGGCATCTCTATCTTCTATATTGACAACGGGACGTAGGAATGGAACTGCGTCTTGTTTAAACACATATGCCATTGCACGGGAAAAATCTTCTGCGTCTCTAGTTGCTTGGTCTTTATCTTTGTCGTTCTTGATTCTAATAATAAAATTAGGATTTATTGTCCCTTCATAAGAACCTTGGCCTATATCAACTCTCAAGTCACTCTCTATTCCTAATATATCTTTAATTCTTTTTACCGTAGGAAGTAAGCTTTTATTTAATTTCCTTCTCTCTTCCGCAGAAAGATTGTAGAGTTGCTCATATAAAGGTTTGTTAAATAAAGGTCCGAATTTATTTACTTTAAGTCTTGTTGATGGGAATATCTCTCCTGTTATGGCTTCCGTTCTGGCTAATAATTCGTTAGTAGGCTCTTTAAACTTTTCGCTAACAATTAAATTGTTATTAGCGAGGATAGTTCCATAATCTATTATGGCTCTTTCCATGGCTATGCGAAGTTTTTCTTTTCTGCTTTTATTTTTATGTTGGCCGTTTTCTATAAAGCGTTTAAATATAGAATATGTTTTTTGTCTAACCCATGATGCCGCCTGCACTTTACGAGGAGGCAGTCCTGTTAAATCGGACTGTAATTCAACTAAACCTTCAGCTAAATCAAATTCGGCAGATGAGGGAGATTCTTTATCAAACAACATTTCAGCCATGTGAAGGTCTATAGTGGAGTCTTTTCCTCTTACTTCTTCGACCGCTTCCATGAAGTTTCTATAGAATGTGTTTGTTTTACGTCCACCAAATGGAAGTCCGTAATCTAAAAAGTCTTGTATGGCCTTGTCTTGATTTTTATCTTTTACCCTAACAGGCTCCCCTTTGGCCCACTGGTTCCAAGCTCTTACAGCAAGTTTAACATTATCTGCAACTTCTATTTGAGGAGATGTCATAGCCAACACTTGGAAAAACTTATCTGTTAACACAGGGTCATTATCAAATGCTTTTAACACTTCTTTAGCTGAGTTTTCGTACCAGTCTTTTCCTTTTATGCCTTGATTTAAAAACTTCTGTAACTTAGCTGAGGCTTTTTGAACTCTTTGTAAAGTGAACTTGGAATCGTCTTTCGATATTCTCTTGTTTACTCTCTCTACAAGCTCGTTTAAACGCTCTACAATTTGCTCGTCCGTTAATACCTTTGGATTCTTATCTTTTTCTAGCTGGAAGAATGCTTGTTCTGATGCTGATTCTGGGTCTCTTACTGACTCTGCAAATTCACCTCTAACAATACCGCTGAATATCTGGTCTGAAGATGTAAATCCAATACCATTGAAAGCATTTTTTATAGCTTCAAAGAAAGCCTTTAATCTTTCTACAATACTTCTAATACCACCGAATGGTTTTTGTCCGCCTTTATCTCCTTCAAATAAAACCCTGTCATACTCGGCAAACGCTTCTGCTATGGCTTCTTCTCTTATAGCATCTGTGTCATCTCCGTACTCGCGTTTATATCGTTCTATTTGACCTTTGGATAAATATTTGTCTATCCATACTTCATCCGCCTTCTTTGTTAAAGCTTTCCATTGACTATCTGTAAATGCTCCAAACTCTTTTAAAGCATGAATAACTTCGTGCTTCATAGTTTGCATAGGATTAGGGGCAGTCAAAGCAATATGGATAATTCTTTTCGCATAAGCTCCATTTATTCCTTCTGCTAAGAAGTTGCCGTCTAGCTGATTCATTATATTGACAGCTACTTTTTCTAATCCGACTTTCTTTAAAACTTTTTCTAACTTGGTTTTTATTTCAGCTTTTTGTTTTTCATTAAGATTAATTGCATTTCTAACGTCTTCTTTAGTTTCTAAATCAAGACCGGTTCTTCTGTTAATCTCTTCTCTGGAAGCTCTCTCTAGTTCGCCTTCTTTGTTAAGGTTATCTAGGTCTATGTTTTTTTGTAACTCAAGATTATCTTGGTTTCTCAGGGCGTACTGTTCTGCCTGTTCTTTTGTTTCAAATGGGCCCTCTAGCTGACCATCAGGTCTGCGTACGCCAAATCCCTGCCTTACATTTCTTCTTTTCTTGGCAGTTGAGGTTATTTTTGTACTACGTTTTAACTTTTCTAAATCTTTAGATTTATCATCAATCTCTTTTCTAAGTCTAGCTATCTCATCTTTGACCTTCAGTTGTTGTTCACTTGCATCTGGTCTGACTTCGTCCTCTGTAAGAACGTCCTGATTGAGGAGTGAAGCTTTCTTGGACTCAATCGTTTTCTCTTTATCTTCAATTTCTTTTGCGATTCGTTTTGCTTTTCTAGCCCTTGTATCATTAACTTGTGCCTCGTATTTCTGTGCTTCTTCAAAAGTCTTAAACTTCTTACCGCCTTTAAGTTTCTTACCTTCTACAGTTACTTCAAAATCCGTCGGTGCTTCTTCCCCAATTTTTGCTCCCTCTACCCTTTGTCCTTCTGGGAAGTCTACTGGCTCAATGGTTGAACCATCAGGTAGGTCACTAGGAACGTCACTGGAAAAGTTAAATGATGTTTTTAATACTTCCCTTACTTGTGCTTTAGGGTCGTTTTTAGCCGCTTTTTCTGCTTGCTGTCTTGTATCAAACTGTGTTGTTTGAGTGCCTTTTTTAAGAGTTCTTACAACCTCAAATGCAGGTTTAGTTCTTTCCTGCAATTCTCCTCTTTCTCTGGCTGTTCTTAATATTGACTCAGCATCTGCATCTTTTTCTAATTTTGTAAAATCCTTAATCTCTTTTATTGCTTCTTCTTTACTGATGCTGTTTTTGTTATTCAGTCTTAGTGTATTTTTAAGGCCGTTTAAACCTTGTTCATACTGTTTTTCAGAGAATCTGGTAGCGTTTGTACTAAATACAGCTCCCGGATTATTGCCAATATTTTGTAAAGCTTCAAATATAGCAATACGTTTTACATTTGTTAGTCCTCTACCTTCTATAGGCTCCCCTCTGGCAAACATATCAGAACCTATTGTTCTTCTAACCAGACTGTTAAATACGTCTCCTCCAGCGGTTACACCCATTTCATCTGCCAGATTTTCTATCTGTTCAAATGAAATCTTTCTATCTAAATCTATATTTTTTTCTTGTAGTTTTGCCGCTATTATTTTGTCTAGATCAGTGTCATATTGCTCTGGTTCTAATGACTCGTAAATATCTTCCATAGAGTAGGAATCTATAACCGGTCTACCTAATTCTCTTCTTCTTTTATTTATTTGGTTTTTTGTCTGATTGTCTAAACCATCTGCACTTACATTTCCTAAGAAGTTTTGAACAGGGTTTGCCTCTTCTACGTCTTGTACAAATACAGGGTCACTGTATACATCCTCTGGCTTAGGTTGATATCCCAGAGCCAGTGGTTCCTCTTCCTTGACAATTTCTTCTTCGGCTTTTTCTGCTTTTTCTGCGACCTCTGCTTTGTCTTTGGCTAATTGTTGACGAACTTTATTAGCATCTGTTCTAGCTGTAGCTTTCTGAAACACCCTACCAGCACCACCAAGTGGGCCTCCAACAAGAGCGGCACCATATAAAGCTTCTGCATATTCAGACATTGCCTCGTCGTCAAGAAGGTTTAAACCTGCTTGATTACGTTCTAATGCTTGCTGGAATACTTCTGTTGCACCTTCTATGCCAGCACCTTGAATTAAACCTTTTAATGCTTGCGGAGTAACTCTGCTTTTAGCTATTCCCTCTAGTCTTTTTAATTCTTTTTCTGTGTTTTTAGCTTGAAATAATTTTTTAGCATCACCTCCAAGCATTTCGCCAAATATTTTTCTACCAAATTTTGGCATCAATAAAGCGAACTCTGAAGCAGTACCTAAAGTTGCTGATTGTAAAGCATCGCTTTCATTTATATCTAAGGGCTGTCCTTTTTCTAATTTTTCAGCCGCCTGTCTTTCAATGTTACTTCCAAATAACTGTAAGAATATTGGAGTTGCGGCTCCAACAGTTCCTAAAATAAGAGAGCCCGCAGGGCCGCCGTAGCTACCGGCTAAAGCTCCTGTTCGCGCTCCTACTATAGAAGCTCCTATTATTGGGGCTTGTTCTTTTAACGCAGGTACTATTTGAGAACCTGCTTCTCCAAGGGCAGGAAATAATCCTTTTTCTTCGTATATATCTTTTACTTTTGAGAAGTCTGCGCCACCTGTAAATCTAGCTCCTATGTCTTGTTGTTCTAGCAATGCTCTTCTAGCTATTTCACGATTAGCAGATTCTGGGCTGGTTAAAGCTTCAATACCGGTTCCCACGGTTGCCTTAAAAGCTTCTAGCCCTTTAGTAAAAGGAGCCTCTTCTGGAGCTGGAAATTCTTGGGGAAACTGAGTTCTAAGAAGTTTTAACGCTTCGTCTTCTTTGATTCTATCGGGAACGCCTTTTGCAATAACCCCTGATGGTAATCTTATGTCGTATGGCATATTATTGTGGTGGAGCTAATTCACTTTCAAATGCACTAGAAACATCTATTACTCTTGGTTCATTTAAACCAGCGCCATATATTCCTCGATTTCTAAGCATGATTCTTTGAGTTTTTTCATCAAGAAGCCTGTTTTCCTCTGCCGCATATCTAGGGTCTGAAGGAGTTATATTCATTCTGTTTGCATAATCAGCCATGTCTCTTCTAACTTCATTGTAGACCATCTCTTGTTGTTTAGCAGTAAGTTCTCCTTCAATTCCTGATGTTCTTAATTGTGGGTTTCTGTAATAGTATGCTTTTGCAGAATTAAGACCTATGTCGGATTCAGCCTGTGCAATACTAAGGGCTGTGTTTATGTTTTCAGCAAACAAAGCTTTTTCAGTTCCAAGTTTTTGTAAACCCATTCTCTGGAATGTTTCTCCTCTTTGTAAGCTTCTTAGTCCTGCTTCTTCAGCTCCTCTGGCATAATCATTTTCAGACTCAGCAAATGCTATTCTTGATTGTAATAAATCTTTTTTAGCATCTACAATGTCTTTTCTTCCTTCTTTGTAAGCCTTTTGGAATCCCTCTAATCCTTTTCCTAACCATTGTAAATTTTGACCACCGGGAGACTGTAATATAGCCGCGCCAGCTTGTATTAAAGCGTCGTTTAAATTATCAAATTTTAATTTTTCAATTCTTTTTTCTTCTTTTTCAATTTCATCTTTTAAGAATCTCAAAGGATTTTTTATTTCTCTTTTATATTTATCTACACCTTCTTGGTACAACTCATCCGGAGCTTTACCTTTGGAAAGAAGTTCTGATATATCCTTGTTGATTTTATTTATATTATTTAAATCAGTTTTAAAACTGCTTTTCAAATTTTCTAATTTTAGTTTGGAAGCCTGCCCCATTTTAGTTAAATCAGGGTTATCTTCATCTGGCGCATTTCCTACTTCTTTTTGCTTTGGGTTAGGCTTGTCTATATCGAGGTTTTCCGTTCCTGTTAATTTACCGGATTGCCTAGATATTATATTTGAAGATTTTTCCATAGGTGACATCACGCGGTCACGCTCTGCTATAGTTCCGTCTGGTTGTACTGGAACATTATCAACTCTATACCCTTCAATGCTTCTAAGTATAGCATCTCTTATCTTGGGGTCTTGTGTGCTAACTCCTTCTTTTATCTGACCTCTCAGCTCAGGATTTTCTATAAATTGCGTATCCAGAACATCTGACTCTCTAATAATTTGTGGAGCTTTCTCTGGATCTAAGCTATATATATTTGGCTCGCCAAGTATTTCTTTTCTTATGTTTCGTTGGCGTTCTTTAGATGCCTCTATTTCTCTTGGGTCTGAAGATGTAAATTGTTCATACTCTTCACTTAAAAGACTAGGTAAATTTCCAAGAACGCTTGGTAATTTCTGAAGAGACTCTGGTATATATTCATCAACTAATATATCAAACCTTGACCTTGGCGCTTCAAAAGGCTCTCTTCCTTCTGACATACCACCCTCTCTAAAAGCAACTAACCCTCCATCAGCCATTTGCTGTGGTTGCGGTTGTGGTCTTGGAGGCATAGGCATTCTTTGTGGTTGTCTAGGCATTTGTTGAGGGGGGCCAGCCATTGCCACATCTTGTGCGGCAAGACTTTGCATAGCCTGTGGAATAGCGTTTAAACCCATTACATCTTCTGCAACTGTTGTGCTTGGTTCTTGTTTTGCAACATTGTCGCGCATTCTTTTTCTTCTTGTTAACTCAGAAACTACAAGATAAGCCGGATATGCTCCGGTAGGATTTGTAACTTCGTTCTGTAAAAATGAGTCAGGTACGTCTTTAAGTTGCTCTGATAATTGTATTAAGTTCATTATGGTTGTCCCGATAATCCTCTATAAAGTCCATAAGCTGGTAAACCAGTTCCGACAACTTGTTGTAAAGCAGTTTGAGGAGCCTGATACAAAGCTTCTCCTCCTTGTAGAGTTCCTGTTCCTCTGAGGATGTCTGACATAAACTGCTCTCTCTTGTATGCGTCTTTTTGTTTTTGTTGAAACTGTTGTTGCTCATAGTCAAGTCTTCTTTGTTCTTCAATTTGCTTTTGTCTAGCAATTTCTGCTTGAAGTTTAAGTTGAGCTAATTCAGCGGCGGCCTCGGACTTAGCTATATCTCCTGCTGAAACGCCAGCCATCCTTAATTGTTCCAGTCCCTTAAGACCAAGACCTGCCCCAAATTGCCTAGATCCTTCTAATGCTTTTTGAGTTTCTAAAAATCTTAATTGATTTGCTAAGTTTGCCTCTTGCAGTTGTTTAGCTCTTAGCTCCTCTACAGACATTTGAGCTTTTCTATCTCTTTCAAATTGTTGTTGGGCTTGTTCAAATGCTTTTTGTCTTCCAGTAGCCTCTATGTCTCCCAATTGTTGACCTAGGGCTTTTTCTCTTTCTGCTTGAAGAAGTGCTTGTCTTGCACCTCCATATGTTCCTCTTCTTGCCGCTCCTAAATTTGCCCCTAGTTGAGTTTTTTGAGCATCTTCTAATGCTTTTCTTTTTTGAACATCAAGAACTCTCTGTAAATAAGGAGTTTCATAAGCCATAGCCTCGCCTACACTAAATTGCCTAGCAGGCCCGACATAAGGGCTTCTAACTCTTTCCATTCTAAACTGGTA